AAATAAACAAGGAAAATATTGGTGTTTCACTGCCAATAACCCCATTGACGAGCCCGAGGACTTCGCTGCTAAGTTTGTGTCCTCCCCCGACTTCCAATACCTCTGCTTCCAAGCCGAGTTCGTGACCCAGTACCACTACCAAGGCTATGTGGAATTCAAGAAGATTAAACGAGGAACAACTGTCAAAGCCATTGACGGTACTCTTCACCTCGAGCGGCGCAAGGGTTCTCAGTCCGAAGCCATTGGATACTGCACCGAAGCCATCTACACTAATAAGAAAGGCGAAGCCGAAGATAAGCACCGTGTCGCCGGCCCCTGGCACTATGGCACGCCGTCCGAAACTCACCAGGGCCAACGCAACGATCTCGCTGCAGGAGTTCAACTCGTCACAACTGGTGGCATCCGCGCCCTCGTCGAAGAAGATCCCGTCCTGTACGTCAAGTACTCCACCGGATTCAACCGACTCTCCGCTCACTATGACTACCCTAAGCCGATCCCTTTTGTGCGACTACTGTTTGGCCCCTCTGACGTGGGGAAAACCTATCGATCCCATGTGGACTATCCCAACGAGATGTGGACCCTGCCAGCCGGGGAAGGATTTTGGTTCGATGGATACTATGGACAGCCCCATGCCTGCCTCGACGAACTGGAAGGAAAGTTCTCTGGATGGAAGCTCAATCAGATGCTCAAGGTCCTCGATAAGTACAAGCTCCAAGTCCCAGTCAAGGGAGGATTCGCCTGGTGGATCCCCGAAACTATTGACATCACCTGCAACCTTCACCCAACCGAGTGGTATGATTGGACCGGAAGACAATCCAAGTACCCTGCTTTGGTCCGACGTTTTTCCGTCGTCCTTTGGTGGAAGTCAACCGACCGATCTGATGTGGTTACCCTCGCCCGACCCGATGGACATGATGGACTACTGGACGACACCGACAACGACGCCACCTGGGAGCATTTTTGGGCAGGACCTGGAGGAGCCCAACACCAACTGGACATGGAATCCGGACTATTAATCAGTCGTGCCCCTGCTGATAGATACAACTTCTAATAAAGTACCATCGAGCCGCAGGCGAGTAGTGACCCCTTGGTGCGCTAGCACTCCCGTTCACACCGAGAAACTCTGATCGTAGATCAGGACACCGTAAGCAGTAAAATATAATTATAAGCACTAGGCAAATCAGTATTCTCACTACACATCAGTAAACGTCATCCGATATTGTGTGTATTGGTGATTGTTGTTCACTCCGATGTCATCGTTGATAAGCATCCAGAAGTAGACTGAGTCCGCCAACCCTCCCGCTGTGAAATGCTTCCGCTTTTTGGGCAGTCGCTTTCCAAAGAATTTGAGTTTGATGATTTTCATCAGTGGTCCCGCGTCTGCGTCAGTGTTGTGATAGACTACCCTGTCGTACATAGGTATCCATCCCTTCTCCCCGATCACGTCTCGCTCGTACATTGCATTGAGCGCTGTCGACGTTCCGCTGAAGACCAAGAGGTCACTATTTAGCGGAGTGGTATCGGTTCGATAGTCATTCCAACAGCCCACAATGATTCTTGTCGCTTGATTCGCCACTCCTCCGGCAGTGTTCGTGTTGATCTGGATGTTCAGAGTTAGACTCCGAACGTCGATTTGGTTTCCGACCCGTAGAGAGTCTGTGGTTCCCGTTCCGATTGCCGCCGAAATCGTGGTCGGATTTGTTGTGAGGTTGTAAGCCGAGTTGGCGATGCCGCCGTCGACGTACTTTTTGTCAGCCATGGCTTTGACTGCTCCGTAGACCCTTCGCTTGAAAGCTCTTCCTCGTCCCCGTCGACGTCCATAGCGTCGCTTGAACGATCTTTTTCGTCCGTATCTTCGTCTGAAGAATTTTGCCATTCGTCCTCGCTTCCGTAGGAGAAATAATATTGATCTGAATCGCTATCCAGTATGGCCCCCCTACTAATGAGCGTAAGAAAATGAACGAGTTTTCCCGTTCTTACTTTTTTCCCAAAACCCCAACGGGAGAGAAGTGCGGCCCAGTATTACCCGCACTTCGTTCACTTCATTCACTCTATGTCCGATATAAATAAACAAGGAAAATATTGGTGTTTCACTGCCAATAACCCCATTGACGAGCCCGAGGACTTCGCTGCTAAGTTTGTGTCCTCCCCCGACTTCCAATACCTCTGCTTCCAAGCCGAGTTC